ATAGATTATATGAGTTTATTGAATCCGCAGAATCAGTCAGTTATCCGAACACCACAAATTTCGTTATTGGGGTGATATATGGCTACTCGTAAAGAAATAAATGATGAGTTTTATGCAGGTTATGGAGATCAACCTAGAAGCAAGACGCTTCTTGATTACGTTACTCCATCAAGTTATGTAGACCCAATAGCAAAAGCATATGCACAACAGCGAATGTCAGACCCAATATCACAAATGCTTGGAGAGCAGCGATTTTCAGCAGCTCCACAAGATCAAGCATCTGTAGCGAATAGAGGCTCTATGCCTAATTTGGGTAATTTAACTAATTACATTCCTAGTGCAAGCACTATAGGTGAGTACATCCCTAGAGAGATTCCTAACGTATTTGGTCAAAGAAACCCATTATATGAAGGCTTGTTAGGAACTCCTCAAGCTCAAGCGTTATCTAAACAATCTAATATTTCTGGATTGCTAGGTGCTGCTGCTGCATTGGTTTCTGGCATGGGTAAGCAAGGTAGCAGACGGTCTGCCGCTCAGAATATATTAAGTGCTTTAGGTGCAGGTTATGGTTCTGCTAATCAGCAATATCAACAAGGACTACAGAACTTTAGTCAAGCACAGCAATTAGGAATTCAACAGCGTCAGCAAGCTGGCGTTCAGGCTATGAAGATGAAATATCCTGACTTGGCTGATGAGTTTGATACTAATCCTGCTGGTGCTTTCCGTATTGTTTCAGAGCGTGAAGCTGCACGAGTTAAACCTACAGTTGTTAGCGAAGGTGGAACATTAGTAAGCCCTACTGGTGAAGTTCTTTTCAATTCCCCTAAGAATAAGACACAAGCAAGGGTGCTTACAGGAGATGAGCTTACTCAATTAGGTTTGCCTACAACTGGTGGTCAAAAGTTCCAAATAGATGCCAATGGGAAAATTGATTTAATTCAAGGTACTGCGCCAGCTAAAGATTTAAAGCCAGCTACAAGTATTGAGGAGTTTCAGTTTTATCAATCTCAAGGAGGTAAAAAATCCTATGAGAACTTTATGAAAGACAAAACTCCTAGCACTAGCGTAACTGTTAATACTGGTGAACTAAGTAAGGGTACAAAAGGTAAGCTAGAAGAAGAAACTTTAGCTGCTGGTAATGCTATTACTCGATTAAATAGTATTCAATCGTCTTACCGTCCTGAATATCAGACATTTAAATTTAAAGGTGCTCAAGAATGGTCAGCATTAAAGGATAAGTTTGGTAATTTAAAGCCAGAAGAACAAGCACAATTATCTAATTATTCAAAATATAAACAAAACACTACTCAGAATTTAAATCAAACAATTAAAGATTTAACTGGTGCTGCTATGGGTGTACAAGAAGCAGAGCGAATTACGTCTACATTGCCTAATGCTGGTACAGGTATATTTGATGGAGATAGCCCTACTCAGTTCCAGTCAAAACTTGATAATGGAGTAGCACAAGTTAAATACGCTATTGCTCGTAAAAATTATTCCATTAATAAAGGCTTGAAATGGGAAAATACTCCATTGGATAAGATGCCTAACATTATTAATAATCGTGGTGCAGAAATAGCAAAACAATATAATCTTGATCCTAAAAAACCTGCTGATCTTACAACTATTAACAGACAATTAGCTGCTGAATTTGGCATTAACTTCTAAGGGTAATCATGGCTGATTTTGATTATGCTGGCGCATTAATGTCTAATAAACAACAGACAGTTAACGAGCCTCAGCAATTTGATTTTGCATCTAACCTAGTTGGTGGTAAGCCAATGGTAGGTAGTGGTGTATATCCACCTATAGAAAAGCCTCCTGTAGCTATTTCTGAGCCTTCTATGGCTGCATCTGCGCTTACTGCTTTAGGTGGTGGTGTTCCTACTGATAAGCAATCTGCTATTAATTTCTTTGCTAAACAACGTGGCATATCTCCTAGACGATACACAGTTATTGATGGCGATATAGCGTATCAGGCAGACGATGGTAAGTTCTATAAAGAGGTAGTAGGTGCAGGTGCTAAGGCTGCTTATTACGCTCCTGATGTACTTGAATTAGCTCCTGATATAGCTGCTGGTGTTGCTTTGGCTCCTCTTGCTTTAACTAATCCATTGTTAGCTGCTGGTGGTGTTGGTACTGTTGCTGCTGGAAGTAATGCATTAAGACAAATGTTAGGCAAAGCAATAGGCGGTCAAGAAATTGATCCGTATCAAATTGGTCTTGCTGGTCTATTGTCTGGTGGTGCTGAGTTGGCTCCTGTTGCTCGTCAGGCAATGGTAGAGCGTAGATTGGCTAAGGATATAGCGCAAGTTAATCCTAGTATGGTTAGTTCATTAAGGTCTAAGGCAGGTAAGGTTGGAGTTGCTTTAACTCCTGCTGAACTTACTGATATGGCTTCATTAATGGCACAGCAGAAAGTTATAGGTAATGTTCCTGAGTCTACTAAAAAGATGCAGGACTTCTACAAGAAGCGTGAAGCTCAGGTGCAAGGTGCAGTAGATGATTATTTAGGTAATTTATCTAAAGTTGGAGATCGTGCTGAAGCTGGTAATGAAGGTTTACAAGCACTTAAAAATCAAGAAGCAGCTTTAAAGCAAGCTAGAAGTGATGCTGCTGCTCCTATTTATACGGCTGCTTTTGAGGCATCTGTTCCAGTAAATACAAAGCCAGTATTAAATCAAATTGATGATATGTTGAAAACGCAGCCTCCTTCTGGTGTTGCTGCTAATTATCTAAAGAAAATAAAAACTCTATTAACTAGAAATGACATACCTGCTGTTGATGACGAAGGAAATAGAATTTTAGATGAAGCTGGTAACGCAGTTTTTAAATCAGGTGCAGAAGATAGACTTCCTAATTTACAAAATGTAAAGTTTGAGATTGATGCAATGTTTAAAGACCCTAAAGGTACATTTAGCTCTTTAGACTCAACTATTCAAGGAAAACTTGCTGGAATTCATGATAATTTATTAGAGCAAATGGGCAAGGATAATCCTGATTATATTGCTGCTAATGAAAAATTTGCAGAATTGTCAGCTCCTTTAAATGAACTTAATAAACGTATTACTGGTGCGTCATTGATGAAAATGTCACCAGATAATATTAAGAACTTTGCTAATAGAATATTTGAGAATCCTAGTCCTGACGTTATTAAATACGCTAGAAAGCAAATTACTGAAGGTGGTGGTGAAGATGCATGGAATGCAGTTACTAGGGCTTACTTAGAAGAACAATGGGCATTAGCTAAGAAGCCATCTAAATCGCAGCAAGGTGCTAAGTTTGATACAGGTAACACTTGGCAGAATGTAATTATGGGTGATCCTAAGCAGATGAAAGCTATGCAAGCTGCATTGCCTCCTGCTCAGTTTCAAGCATTGCGTGACTTAGCTGAGGTGCTAGAGGCTGCTGGTCGAGTTAAAAAGTTAGGTTCTGATACTGCATTTAATCAGCTAATTACTGAAGAACTAATGAAGAATCCTCCGGTTACTAGCATCACGACTGGTGTGGCTAGGGCTACTGGTGCTGCTTTACAGCCACTACAATATGGCAAGATGATTGCAGACTGGGCTACTAGAAAAGATGCTTCAGCTAATGCAGCAAATATCGCAGACATAATCACAAGTCCTGACGGTATTTCACGGCTTAAAGAGTTAAAGAAAATGTCACCAACATCAGCTAAACGGTGGGCTGGAATGGCACAATTGTTGTCTGGTGCTGGAATATTAGCTATAGAGGAATAACATGGCAAAGAACAAGATTAGTGAATATAGTGCTACCGCATCCAATAACACGGATATTGGCGGTATTAACATAGCTGAGGGCTGTGCTCCATCAGGTATTAACAATGCTATCCGTGAGTTAATGGCACAGCTTAAAGATCAGCAAACAGGTGCAGATGCTGATAACTTTGTCGTAGGTGGTGCATTTACCTGCTCTGGTGCTGCTGTATTTAGCTCTACTGTGGCGTTAGGCGCATCAGCTACGGCTACGACTCAATCGGCAAATGATAACTCTACTAAGGTAGCTACGACTGCTTACGTGGCTGCTGTTATTCCTAGTGGCGTTATTGTTATCTGGTCTGGTTCTGCTGGTGCTATTCCTAGCGGCTGGAATCTATGTAACGGCTCTAACGGAACTCCTGATCTACGTGATCGATTTGTGGTAGGTGCTGGCTCTACGTATGCTGTAGGTAATACTGGTGGTACTAAGGATGCAATTGTAGTTAGCCATAGTCACTCTATAACTGATTCTGGTCATGCTCATGACGTTAGAATTCCTAGTAGAACAGTTGGAAATAATGCTACTGCTTTGTATTCAACTAGTGATGGATCAACAAAATCAACAGTTACATCAGACTCAGCAAACACAGGTATCTCAATTAACTCAACTGGTGACTCTGGTACTAACGCTAACTTGCCTCCTTACTACGCTCTTTGCTACATTCAGAAAGCCTAACATGGACAAAATACAATTGACTGACGAGCAGATTGACCATATTGCTGAACGTGCTGCTGAAGTAGCATTTAAGCGTATCTATGAAGAAGTAGGTCGGTCAGTTGTAAAGAAGATATTCTGGATAGTGGGTGCTGGTGCGCTAGGTCTAATGATCTGGTTAGCTGGTAACGGTCAACTACCTAAGTAATGTGGACCCACTTACAATTCTTGCTGCTGCAAAACTGGCTGCAAGTGCAATCAAACAAGGCTGTGAACTGTATCAACAGGCTAAGGCTGATGGTATGGAGTTGGTTGACGCATACGGTAAAGCTAAAGATGTGGTTGCTGACATTAGTAGTCATTTGGGTGGATTTTTCAAAGCGCATGAGCAACTTGAGAAACACGTTCACGAGGAAGAATTAAAGACTAAGAAGGTGCGTGATCCTGAGCTATCGGTAAATCAGGAAGCGTTTAACAGAGTAATGGCTGTAAAAGAAATGCAAAGGCTAGAAACAGAATTACGCGAAACTCTCGTATATTCGGCTCCTAAAGAGCTTGGTGCAATATGGTCATCCTTTGAGGCTATGCGGGATAAGGTTAAGGCAGAACGAGCAGAGGTTCAACGTCAGGAACTAGCAAAGCAACAAGCAGCAATATGGCGACGAGCAAAGATAAAAAAGCAGATAAGCAATCAACTGACTTCAGTTTTCGCAGTTCTATTCGTAACAACGTGGTTCCTATGGCTGATGATACTCCTCAGAACGAGTCACACATACCGTTCACTCTACTCCTCACCATATTGGTACTGTGTATTGTGCTCGTTATAGCGTTGCCTGTGATGGGCGTAATGTATATGGACATGAATAACGCGACTATCGTAGCAAATGAAGAAATACGCAAGATGAAAGAATTGCGTTTAAAACTGTTAACTGAAATGCAAGGACAATAATGCTTACCTTACTCTCTACATTTATGTCGTTCTTATCGGGTGGACTTCCTAGTCTGCTTAATTTCTTTCAGGATAAGTCTGATAAGAAGCATGAACTAGCTATGGCTCAGGTTCAGATGCAGATGCAACTAGAGATGCAAAAAGCTGGCTTTCAGGCTCAGGAGCGCGTAGAGGAAATACACACAGAGCAGATACAGATACAGACAGCCTCAGACGAGCGTAAAGCACTCTACAGCCACGATATAGAGATTGGTAAGGGTGCTAGTCAATGGGTAATCAATGCTCGCGCTATGGTGCGTCCTACGGTCACTTACGGTCTATTCTTCCTGCTAGTGGCTATCGATATAGCTGGCGTATGGTACGCATGGACTCAGAACGTGCCATTTAAGATTATGATTGATGAGGTATGGGATTCTGATACTCAGTTGATTTGGGCATCTGTCATAGCGTTCTGGTTTGGTACTCAGGCATTTGGCAAAAAATGAAGGTATCAGATTCAGCTAGGTCAGTAATAGCTCATCACGAAGGTGTGAGATTAAAGCCTTATCGTTGTCCTGCTAGGTTATGGACGGTTGGTGTAGGTCATGTAATTGATCCTAGTCATGCTAAGGTTCCGTTTGAGGAACGCAGTTATCTGGAAATTCCGGATGGCTGGAACCGTAAATTATCAATGGATGAGGTCAATGCAATTCTTGCGGCTGATTTGCAGCGTTTTGAACGAGGTGTATTACGTTATTGCCCTAGTGGGATTACTCAAGGGCGGTTTGACGCTCTGGTCTCTTTTGCATTTAACGTAGGACTAGGAACGCTACAGAGGTCTACTCTACGTCAAAAGCATAATCGCGGTGACTATGATGGTGCTGCTGATGAGTTCTTAAAGTATTGTTTAGGAGGCGGTAAGGTTCTTAAAGGACTCCTTAATAGGCGAAAAGATGAACGTGCTATATATTTAATGTAATTTGTAATATTATTGCAATAACTACATGATATATAGATTAAATGCCTAAAATCAAAATACCTGATGACTGCATGCCAGCTTGTATTAGCTGCGCTTTCTATACTTGCGAGCCTAAAGAAGATGTAGGCTTCTGCTACCGATACCCA